GTCGGCGGATTACCAGTCGGCGGATTACCAGTCGGCGGATTACCGGTCGGCGGATTACCAGTCGGCGGATTACCGGTCGGTGCTTCAGGAGCCGAGGGCGGCGTCCCGACATTAGGACCGGCAGAAGGGGGGCCGCCGCCGGGGAAGCCTCCGTCGCCGAGGCCGTCCCCGCCCCGCTGCGCCAGCAGCGCCGCCACGATCCGGTCGCGCACGTCAGGAGGCAAGTTGGCAATGCTGTCGGGATTGATGCCGGCCTGTAACATCCTGAAATACTCCTCCTGATCCACGGCCACTCTCCCTAGACGTTGACACCGGCCGGTTCATACACCGCCGCGATCGCGATCAGCTCCACGTCCGGCCTGGCCTGCTGCGCCACCGTGACCTGCACGATGGGCGCGTGCGAATAGCCGGTCTCGCCGATCGAGATCCACAGGGTGTTGCGCGCCGGGATGACGAGCAGCGCCGGCTGGTCCCACTGCCCGTACTGCGCGATGTCGGCGGGGGATGGCGGGATTACCGCACCCGCCGGTCCCCATAGCGCCTGGTCCCACACGTCGCGCAGGCCCGGATCGGGGCCGGGAGGTGGCGGCTGCGGAATGACGATGAGGTTGTCGACCGTCGCCGCGAGCTGCGGGACGAACGGTTCGCCGGCGCTCGACTTGAACGTCGCGCGGGCCTGATGCCACACGAACTGCGCGGACGGCGCGCCAAACATTTCCCATCCGCCCACCAATGTCGCGACATAAGCGCGGCCGTCATCGAGGCCGGTGCGGTCGGCCTGCATGATGATGCCGTCCTGCGTGCCGAAGAACATATCCGCGCGCATGCGGATGAAGCACGTCGCGTCGTATCCGAGAAACCTGCACCAAGCGCCCGTGATGTTATTGACCACCAGGCAGAACCGCTCGCCCGGCTTGCCACCGGGCAGAGCAACGAAGTCGCCGCCATACTCGTCCCATTTCTTTGCCGTCCACGGCCACGCGCGCTTTTCCGCCACCGCTTCCCGCCACAATGGTTTGATCGTGCGCGTGAGCATGGCGAGCTCGAGCTGCCCGGCTTCCTTGGTGATGGCCTGCGACAGCGGAATGATGCCGTCGACGGTGAGCAACAGAAGATCGCCGCCGACGCTGATATGCGCGTTCATGCCCATCGGCGGCGAGGTCATGTAGCGCCCCTCTTGCCGCCAGTTGGCTGCGTCGGAGGGGTTCGAGCCCGTGAAGATGAGCACCTCGCCTTCCGAGGTGATGAAGACGTTCTTGTCGTCGATGCCGTCGCCCGCGTCGAGCGACCAGCTTGCGCCGGAGACCAGCTTTCCGCCACGAGACGCGGCCCCTGCCAGCGGGATCTTCGCCAGCAGGCCGCCAACTGAGTCGATCGGCAGATACCACGCATTCATCGAGCCGGCCTCGATGAAGTAGAGCCGGCCGCGGTATTTCCAGACGTAGGAGAGGTTGCGGCCGAACTCGACCGCGGAGCCGGCGGGGCCGGTGATCTTGGCGGCGCCGTCTGTTGGCGCGGGCGCGCCCGCCGTGCCGTCGAGCGTCACCCAGCTCGTGCCGTTGAACCGCAGCGGGTAATCGCCGCTCTCGTTGCAGGCGACCATCCAGTTGGTGCCGGTGGCACCCCCGGCGGCGTTGGCGAGCTGTGCCGCGACGTAGTTGCCGGATGTCTGGCCCGACTTGATCAGCACGGGCGTTGCACTGGTCACGTCGAATAGCTTGGTGTCTTGGCCGGCATACATGCGCTGCACGTTGCCGCTGACATACTCGAACGCGGAGATAACGGGCTTTCGCGTTATGACTGTCGGATTCGCCGTCCAGAACGTCGGGTGCGCTGCGCGGTCATCGGCAAACGTGCCCGACGCCGCGCTAGTGTGGCTGACGGCAACATTCCAGAACGTGCCCAGCCTCTCGTCAAACTTCACGGCGCCGAGCGTGTTGTAGAGCGTGGCGTTCGCCCACGCGACAGCGCCCGCAACGTCGAGCGCGTGCAGGTCGCACCACCGCACATAGCCACCGCGCAGTTTAACGCCGCGCGTGGTCGGCGCCCAGTTGTCCTGCACCAGCGCCCCGCCGGGCTGCATGTAGGCTTCGTTTTCGTTCTGGATGATGCCGCGCGTTGGCGCCGGGATCGTGATGGTGCGCAGGTGCTGCGCGACCTGTTGGTCAACCGGCTGGCGGCGGAAGGCGGCGTGCGCGCTCATGATGCATTACTCATGGCGTCGGCACCTGCCAGGGATATGCCGTGCGGGCATGCGCCGAGATCGGCAGGCGATCGATGATGATCGGCGCCGGACTGTCAGTCCCCATCGCAAGGGCCATGGCGTCGCCCCAGGTGCCCATGTCCTCGGCGTAGGGCGAGCCCTTGTTGGCCTTCCACTGCCAGAGCATGCCGAGCTTGAGGATGCGCTCGGGCAAGCGATAGGTGTCGCCGTCGGCCACGAAGCGGTCGCCGAAGCCGCTTGAGGCCAGCGCGATGGGGTTCTTGTCGAGATAGGAAAATCTTGCCGTCGTGCCCACGCCCATGATTGGCCAGATGTGTATCTGCCCGCCAAAGATCGTCCATTCGCCCCAGGCGTGGGACCAGTTGGCCGAGCGGCGTTGCAGCCACTCGTCGGTGTTGGGAACAAACTGCATCGGCTGTAGCGTCGAGGTCGAGCGCCAGACGTGGGAGTTGGTCAGCATGCGCAGGTAGTCGGCCGGCAAGGGGAATGCCTCGGTACCGGTCATGACGTTGCCCACCAGCACGCCAGTGCCGGTCAACGTCGTCTGCTTGCGCAGCATCGTCCAGTCGCGCATGTCGCCGGCGATGCGCGCCGCCATCTCGTTGGCCAGCGCCAGCATCTCGAACATGGTGCGGTTGGCGTTGATATTGGCGACCACGGACGTCGTCTGATGGACGCCGACCGCCGCGCAAACGTCATTCACCACCGTCAATAGGGTCATTACGCTGCCTTGTTGGGCCGTGCCTCCGCCGCCATCCGAAGCAGGTTCTTGCGGCTCGGCGTGCCGACCGGCTCCACGCCGGTGTGGGTCGCGATATAGTCGCGCAGTTGCTCGACGCTCATGTCGTCAAAGGCAGTATCGGCAGGACTCTCCTCGGCAGCGTTTGTAGGCGATGGGACGGCTTTCCCCTTCAGCATCGCGTTGTCGGCTTCCAGCACTTCCGCGCGCGCCCGCAGGGCTTCCAACTGCGCCCGCAATTGCATGTCGGGGGCAGCCTGCATGGCCCTGGCGATGTACTCCTCCGCCTTGTTCTTGAGTTCGCGCCCGCCATGCCCGAGGTTCTTGAGTTCCTGGCCGTCGACGGCGGCGAGCGCCTCGACCGTGTAGACATTGAGCGCCCGCAGCTCGGCCCGTTTCCCTTCGGTCAGGAACGGCAGCATCGCCAGCGGCGTGCCCGACGCAGTCTGTGTCTGGTGCTCCTTGAACTGCTGGTATTGCCGGTTGAACCGCTCGGCGTAGGTCACCTGCCGCTGCCGGCCGGTGTAGGGGTCGTCCACCCAAGCCCACACCGCGCTCGCCGGCTGCACCGACGAATTGCGCGAGCCGGGGCCGCGGATCTCCACCTGCTCGACGTCATCGAAAATCGGCCGGCCCGCGAGTTTGCTCTTGTCCTCATTTTCGAGCGCGAGAGTCTTGAACTGCACGATCAGCAGATCGTCGGGATTCGTCGCTGGCATGTGATTACCTCGTTACATCGCTGTTACGTTTCGTGAGCGTCACCGCCCGCCCGAAGGACAGGAACGGGCGGTGACGCTTGGCGGGCCGCCGTAAAACTCTCCCAAGTAAAACGGCGGCCTAGCTCGTGAGAGGCTGGTTACCCCTCGCGAGCATTCATCAGCCGTTCATCAGGCGGCTGGGTTGGAGTCGTACATGCGCCAAGAAAATAATGGGTTGACCATCGTGAGTTCACCCATCCATCCGATGAACTGAGCGACAGCGTCCTTGTCGATGGGCATCTGCCCGTCGCCGTCAAACAACTTGTCGAAGTTGCGCGAAGGGTGATAGCGCAGGCGCAAGCTGTCGGTGTTGAGGCCGAAGGTGGTGTTGGCCGGCATGTTCGAGCCGATGCCGCCGTCGAGCACGATCTCGGCGCGCTTTCCGCCGCCGATGTATTCGAGCGCACTGAAGCCTAACTTGCCCAAAGATGTTTCATTGGTCTGGCGCTGGATCGCGATCGTGGCCGCGTCATAGGCCGAATAGTGTTCCGGCGACATGATCAGCAGGTCGGCGTAGTCGCGGCCGCGCGATTGCCGCGTCATCACAAAGTTCAACATTGGCCGAATGGTTGTCGAGGTCACCTGCGTGCCGATTGCCGAGAGCGACACGCTGCCGGCGCCGCCGCTCGCGTCGAACGTGGTCGTTCGCCAGATTGTCGCCGTGGCGCGATCGATGCCGCCATACACGCCGCTGGTGGTGGTGATGGGCACCGCGGTTGCGAGCCCAGTGATCTGCTTGTTGCCGTTGGCCGTGCCGTCGCTGTAAACGCCGGCATCCATGGTGTCGCTAAGGCTCTTCTCGGCGGCTGAAATGTAGGAATCGAACACGTCGAGCAGCTGCGCCTCGCCCTGATTGTTGAGCAATTCCTGGGACGACAAGATGATCGGCACGACGACCATCTTGGGCTCGAAAAACGCGTCATTGAATAAATCGATCGCCGGGTTGAGCAGTTGGTCGTAGCCCGAGTACCACTGGGCCGTCTGCTTCCCTATTTGCAGCGTCTCGCGGATGCGCGGGCCACTGTATGTCTGCCACATGCCTTTGCGCTTGAGAACCGCGAGAAGTGCGTTGTTGTTCGAGACGAGATCCTGGTAGCCCGAAGATCGGTCCTCCAGGCTCATCGAGAGGATCTGCTGATATTGGGCATTTGTCGTGATATTCGGCATGGACGCGCTCCACGGCCGCGCCGGCAGCGCCTGGCGGGCTCTACGGGGTCAAACCTCAAAGCGACCCGTTGACGCGCTTGATGGCGTTGGCAATCGAGTCGCGGCGGCCAACCGGTTTACTGTCGGAGCGCGAACGCGAGACTCCGTTCGAGGAGCCGCTATCGGGCGCGCCGTGTATTGACCGGTCGGAAGTGCGGGTTTGAGCCGCTGAGGTGCGGGTTTGAGCCGCGTGCGTGGCAGGCCTTAGAAGGTCTGCCCGCTGGTAGGCCGTCGGGAGATCGAAGCCGAGCTTCAATTCCCTTTCGATCAAATCGCCTA